GTGACTGACGAATTGCAGGCCGTTATCACGCGTTGCCGTGACAACGTCGCCTCGCCCTTCCTCATCCATCGTAAGCCGCGACGACTGCTACAAAAGCAGGCGCAGACCAAAGAGCACTGGACCAAGGTTGAAGATCGGTTTTTGACGCGCTCTTTCAAAGAGGCGCGAGAGCTTGCTGGCTGTTATGCGGATTGGAAAGAAGAGGAAATGCCTGGCTTTCACGAAGTGCGCACGCTGTCGCTGCACCTGTACAAAAGAGCTGGTAAGGATGGGCAAACAATTGCGGGCCATGCCAGCGAGACCATGACCAAAAACTACCAGAAAGACCACGCCGATGTGATCTGGTCGGATGCGATTCCAGACCTGAATATCAGCGAAATCACCGGTTAGTTTTGCGCGCATTTTGCGCCAGTTTTGCGCAAGGCAGAAACGAGAAAGGGAATCAAGGGCCTAAACCCTTGATTCCCTTACAGAATATGGTCGGGACGGAGTGATTCGAACACTCGCCCCCTAGCACCCCATACGGGCTTGTATCTCTACAGGCCTCTGAATTCAAGGCTTCGCGCTTGGCGCTCGCTGCAACGATGCCCAACAGTGATGAACCGTGAGTGACAAGGTCACTTGAAAAGTCACTCGGTCTTTTTTGCCTCCCAGCGACTTCCTGCCGCCCAAACACTATTCCAAACCTACGGGCATGAAACCCTTTCCAGCAGCTTCGCCTAGCCCCTAATGATGGATTCGCGCTACTAGCTCCCAGACGGCCAAAATACAAGGCCTGCAGAGCCTCCTTAAATTTCTTGTTCCAATTCCGTACCGCCACCCGCCCAGTCACCATGCTCAAACATGGCTTCTCATCTCCGAGCGCTGCTATGCTATCGACTTTTCGAACGGAGTCGACGTCAACATGATCATGCTAGAGCTGACAAAATTAGAGTTAGAGCGCGCACAATGAAACTTCCTAACTGGTTTAAAATCGCTTGGTGGGTACTGCTCACAGCAGTACTAACATATTTTTTGTACAACCGTTATCCCGACCTCATCGTGGGAAAGGCAGCGCCAGCTGATGTAGTCGTATTTATAATTTGGATCGCTCTACTTCTTACCCCGCTCTTTAATGAAGTATCCATACTGGGCCTAAAATTCAAACACGAATTAGATGAACTGAAAGGTTTTCTTTCCGCACAAGTATCGGAAATTCGCAGTGAGGTTCGGAACGCTGTAGAGGTCCGTACCACCTTCAGCCCTCATTTCAATTTGCCCGTACCAGCTGCAGACTCCCAACTACCTGATATTGAGGCACGCATAAGATCCGCTCTATCTGATGCTCTGACCGCGCATGGAGTCCCACTCACTCCACCTCCCGCCCCAATTGCCGCTCCAGATGATGCAGCCTTCTTATTTGCCGCTAGGTATAACATTGAATTAGAAATGCGCAGAATCGCGGAAGAGCGCCAAATTGAAATCGGCGGTTCCTTACGTCCGAGGCGCGTAGTTCCAATTCACGAGTTGGCAAGATACTTATCTGAATCAAATTTGATGGAACCAAGGCTGGTCACCGCAATTCGCGAGGTTTACTCAATATGCTCATATGCCATACATGGAGAACCCGTATCAGAAGCGCAGCTTGCTTTTGTGCATGAGCTCGCGCCCGAACTTGTAGCAACACTTAAAGCAATTCGAAAATAAAGCTTAATATAGTTTATTTCGGATAGTTATGGGGCCGCTCCATTGGATTTCCTGCGATTTCGGCGCACCGATGAACGATACCCTATACGAAGTCGTGGTCCCTTATCGCATCCCTCGTGGGCTGTGTTGGGGACCGTTTGATGAGAACTGACGAAAATAGCCGTACAGCCTGATCCCACCCCCGCTATAGGAGACAATCCTAAATTTAGGAGGGATCGAGAAAAAAGTAATATTAGTAATATGCGTGATCAAAAACAGCCACAGCCTTTGTAGATCAAGGCCTCCAGCGTTTTTTGGGAAAGGCGATATTCAAGCGATAGGAAGGCGATATTATTACCTTTCTTAAAAGCTATATTTCTATTCTTTAAAACCCAATGAACCCGGGGGGTTGGCAGAAATATTACTTTTCATATCGCTTCATATTACCTTCCCTTGTAATACCGAAAGCCCAGTAAAACCGGGGCCTCCACACCTATCCATCACCTCGTATAACTCATATCGCTCTTTTTGAAAATCCCCCCTCGGCTTGAGAACCAATCTCAATAAAATGACGTTTTTTCGGCGAGCCTGATTTGCCCGAGCAATGGCGAATCTGATCGCCGACCGCGTACAGTCCCGTGAAATCAAACAGAAACGCTAAAGGCACTGCCAGTCGTGGCGCGCAGGGAACTCAGCCACTCCCCGCACACCATCAATACCTGCCCGAAAAAGATCGTGCGCGTTTTTGAAAACACACCCAAACCCACGTTTTAAATGTTTTTGCCCAATGAAATCGGGGGTTCCAGCGCCACCCCTTCCGTAACCACTCCGCGTGCCGTTGTGCAACCGCGCTGCATTCCCCTTCAAAACTTTGCATTCTGTGCAATGGCCGATCCCCTGCAGAGCCCCACGGCCCGCCTAGGCTGCAGGTTCGTTTGCACTACATCCGGATTTGCACAAAAAAAGGACACAAGGCCCGTCGGCGGGAGGGGGATAAGTGCTTTTTTCTCCAAATTTTTATTTCCTAAATTATTTTTATAAACAAACTCGCAATCAAAGGCTTGCGTCACTGACTGCTCCTTACAACTTTACGACAGATGTTAAAAAGCCCTCAATTGAGGGCTTGGGACTGTCAGAATGTGTATGGAAACTTACACCTAAGGCACAGCATCAGTTCATTACTGGACTGCACCACCAGCCGCATGCCCAGCTACCTTTTTAAACATAGGAACCAGCATTTGGCTGCCTCGCTCATTTAGATGATCGTCATCAAAATAAATCGGCAGTCCGCCTACATCTCCCCAACATGTTTTCTCTTCGCACAAGAATGGTACTGGGTCGAGAATTTTAGCTCCGCACTCTTTCGCAGCCAAATCAAGGGTTTCTAGAGCAAATGCATTTCGTTTGTTGTACTGTTCTCGCGAGACTGAGATCCGTGTTGGCACATGAAACATCATTGAGCGCCCCATACTCATAGGGACGTTGAACCCTTGCTCCGGCACAGGACGCACGATATAAACCTCTCTATCCTTAGAAAGCTCACAAACCATTTTCAGAACACCCTCTCTCATTTTAGTCGGGTATTCGTTACTTTTAAAATTTACCCCTTCAAATCCAAATAAAGATATTAAATTCATTAAAGGCGGGTCAACCTCATTAGGCCCATATAAGTAAACCGAAAATCTATTAACCAAAACGACAGGCACATTGCTTGGCAACGTCTTAGCTTCTTTCAAAACCCAAGTCAGAAAATTTTCACACTTATGCTTTAGAATGCTGCTATGTATCCCGATAGCAAGAGGACAAGCATTTGCAGTCCATTGAAGCACATCACCGCTCCCAATCGCGGCCTTAAATGAGGTCACCAGAGAGGATGAGTGGCTATCTCCAATCATTACAGCCTTGATGACACCGTCGGTTCCATACGTGCAATTAGGTACGGGTTTATCCTTAGAGCTAGTTCCGGAAGCTTGGGATGCACATTCTTCCAAACGCGGATTCTTATTAAGTGCTTCGGCGAAAATAGCATTTGTCTCCGATGAGACGCGGCCAGGAAAACCATCCTGCCAGCGAACCAAAGCACCAAGCGCGCCGACTATCAAAACCCCTGACAACAATAAAACAAACGAAATAAATATAGGCCGTTTCGATAGATTTATACGCGTTGGCGTTTCAACGTAGCGATAGGACAGCCATCCCAAAAGCAAAGTTAAAACCAGTCCAAATGCAACTCCCAACATGTGGCCTTTGAAATTCAGAAAGACCAGCATGACTGCAATCGGCCAGTGCCACAGATATAGAGAGTATGAGCAATCACCTAACCACTGGGCCAGCTTAGTACCCGTCCACCAGGAACCTTGTCTTGCAGCGATTAAAACCAGTACCGTTCCCATTACAGGAATCAGTGCTCGCCAGCCCGGCCACTGGCTGGTCTGATCAAAAACAACGACAGATGCCATTATCAAAATAAAGCCAAATCCTTCAATCATCCTTCTAATGATTGAGGACATTGCAATATTGTTGGCCCACAAATAAACCACCCCACCAGCAAGAAGCTCCCAGGCTCTAGTTTTGATGAGATAGAATGCGATCAAAGGTTTATGCGGAGTCATCTTGACCGACCAATACAGCGACAACAAAAGGCCGATAACAATCAAGGTCTTCAATGATGAGATTTTAGGGCGAAACTTCCAAGCACCCAACATAACCAGCGGGAGAACTAAATAGAACTGCCACTCAACCGAAAGCGACCAAGTATGTAGTAATAAATTCTCGTGGGACGAGACATCGAAATACCCCGACTCACGACTAAATTTTATATTCGAGAAAAAACCTAAGGCACTAATAACATATGCGCCAAGGGTATGATATTCCTGAGGCAGTAAAACCAGCCACCCCAGCGCAAGAGCAAATAGACACAGGACTATCAAAGCAGGAAGAATTCGTTTAGCCCTAGAGACATAAAACTCAAGCACTGAAAATCGCTTGCCTGAAATCAGTGAATCAGTTAAGCCTCTCACGATTATTCCAGTCATTAAATAACCAGATATCACGAAAAATATGTCTACCCCTACAAAACCTCCTGAAAAGCCAAAAATACCAAAATGGTAAAAAATTACTGATACTACTGCCCAAGCACGCAACCCATTGATATCAGCCCTGAAGTTGCTCTTCTTAATATCCATGTTGTTCCATATCTAAATCTCAAAATCCACCACCCTGGCCGACAGGGCTTATTAAAATTCAAGGGGTTACTTGCGCACAAACAACCCTTATTCAAAAAAATACCGCACTACTGAACGGCGCGGTATTAAACATCTATCTTTCGTTACTGCTTCATCGCCCTACTCAGGGTGTACTAAAATTAATTTTAGTAGCAACGATTTAAGTACATCATTCCATGATTGATGTGATTTTGCCAGCATCCCCAACGAATCTAAGTCCACCTTTGTGTGCAGACTAAAACGTTTCAGGACTTATAACGTAATAGGTTTTAACTGGCCCACTAACAAGGTGGCCTTACCGGCGTTTGATGTGAACACCGCTGCATTCGCTGGCACTGGTGTCGGCCCATGGGTATGGCTGGCCAATTGCGTGTTCATCTGCTGCACCAGGTCGAGCAAATCACACACCACCTGAAACAGGTTCACGCTTTCCGACCCGATCCAGTTTTGGGGAGCCACCCACCGCTGGCTAACGCCCGCCACGCTCTTACGCAGCCCTTCGATCCGCTCCTGCATGTCGCCGCCCACCGTGACGTTGTGCTTTTGCCCCACGACCAGGTTCAAGTCCCGCCCGGTCGCCTGGTGCAGATCATCCACCGCCGCTAAGCTCGCAGATCCGCCTGACAGCAGCTTGAGCGCGCCCAGCGCCTCTATCGTCTTGATCCCGCCCACTGACTCAGTTGAATGATCGTCCACCGTCCTAGTGTGGTTCTGGAACGTCTCGGTGTTGTTCAGGGCTTCCACTTCGCGCTCGATCGCTTTGTCCTGGATCTTGCCGTCGGTTTGGCGCAGCCAGTTGCCGTCGGCATCGACCCGTTGCTGGCACGCTTCGCTGTGCTGCCACACCTGATCCCCTTTCGGGACTTTGGGCATGCTCAGGCCGTGCGGGAGGATGGTTTGGATGTAGGGCTTGTGCGGCAGGCCGTAGGCGAAGCACACGACGACTTGAGTCCCTTCCTCGGGGAAGGCGTAGATGCCCATTTCTTCGCCGCCAGTCGGCAGCGGCAGCGGCACACCGGCCAAGATCGGCAGTTGGGTGTCTGGCTCGCCATCTGGCCCCATGACCTCGATGTCGACCGCGTAGCGCGGGCGGAAGTCGTCGCAGATTCCGGCGCCGCTCGGGGCATCAGCCACGGCGACCACGCGGGCGAAGCGTGGCAGGTGGTAGCCGCCTGTGAGTTCGGGGAATTGTCGTTCTACGCTACGGCGGATTGCGTCGTCCATCGGATGGCCATCTGGTTGTCGACGAGGGCCACACTGGTAATGCGCTCGCCGTGGTTGATTGTTGCACCTGGTCGCAAACCCGGCAGGGCCGCGATCATGGCGCTTTGATTGCCCTGGTAGCCGTCGAACAGCTCCGCAGGCAGTTGCAGCGGCGCCCGCACGCCGAAGAAGCTGTCGGCCCAACTGCCCACGAACACTTCGCCGTCGCCCTGTTGCTGCCAGATAAAGTCGGGGATGTTGAACACGCGGGCCATGCTGTCCAGCGCCTGATAACCCGCCGCCAAGCTGTAGAAAAACGGCGCTTTCACGCTGGCATAGGCTTGTTCCGGCACACGAAAGCGCAAGCCGGTGTGCTGGCTGATTTCGGTCAGTACGTCGCGCAGATCGACGTGGCGCAGGTTCAACGGCAGCGGTCTGGCCAGGATGGCGGCCATCTCGCGGCAGTACAGCACCTGTTCCACGCGATTGGCCGCGGTGCAGCGCTCGACGTAGCCGATAAAGTGTCGCTGTAGCGTGCGTTCGTTGTAGCCGATGTCGAGTGTGACCAGCCCCCTGACGGGGGCTTGGGCTTGAATGGTGAAGGTGGCCCGGCCGGGGCTTTTCAAGTCCAGCCGCACATCGTCTTTGACCAGTTCCACCCGTTCGCCGTTGATGCTGAGGATTTTGTGGAGTTTCATCGGTTAATTACCCCCACCCAGCCAGCCGTCGACCTTTTTCAAGGTGGCTTCAAAGCCGGTCAGTGCCTGTTCGCCCTCGGCGGCGTCCTCGCCGGTGCCGCCCTTGCCACCCACGGCAGCGCCGGTGCCGGATTGGGCCGTCACGCCATTGGCTGCGCGGCGCCCTTCGACCTTTTGCGGGTTGGAGACTTTTTCGGTCAGGGTGAACTGGATCCGCCAAGCGCTGAGGGTGTCGTCTTCGCGGGCGCTGACGCCCTCGGAGAACTCCACCTGACGGATGCCGAACGTGCTCGCCGTGTCATTGACCACGCGATAGGTTTTGAGTTGGCCACCGCCTTCGGTGGCCTCGGCCATGCGCATCAGGTCACGCAGTTGCACATGGTCAACGTAGGGGATCATTAGGGACGCAGTGAGCGTCTTGGGCTTGAAACCCTTGTGGGCGGTTTCGGTGTTGCTGGTCTGGCCCGACATATCACCGCTTTCGATCCGCATATTGGCGGTCACTTTCAGGCCCTTGCCACGCACCTGTTCGCCATCGAGTAGCAGCGTCATAGGCCCACCAGCTCGCGGACGAAGCTCAAGCCCTTTTCCGACCCCACCAACAGCGCCCCGGCGCACAGCACCCATTCATGGCCCGGCGCTTCGGTGCTGAGCAAGTTTCGGCGCAGGTCGCTGGTGGTGCCGGGGCCGATCATCCGCGCGCGCAGGCTGCCGTCCTGCTGGCCACCGGCAAGTAAGGCTTTAAGGTCGGCCAGTTGTTGGTCGCGGCCTTTTTGCTGGGCGGTCTTGCGGCTGGCCAGCGCGGCCAGATCGCTCATCGGCGAACTGTCGGCGGCGTAGCTCTCCAGCACCGCCAGGTGGCCCGCCATCGACTGTTTGGCGGCCTTGAGCAAGGTGCAGCGCTCCAGCGGCAAGGACTGCCAGCGCGGCAACGGCCCAGCGTTGGGGATTTCCCACTTTTCGGTCTCCAGCTTTGACAGGTGCCGGGCGCGGCGCTCGGTGCGCACCAGATCCGGCATCGGCAGCAACGCATTGAACCGGGACAGGCTGTCGGCCAACTGGTCGAAACGTGTGGCCAGAAACATCAGGCACAGCGCGTACTGCTGCCCTTCGGGACGGCTGGCATCGCTGACGTCCACCAACTTGTTGGCCAACTGCTGCACCAGGTTCGGCGCCGACAGATACCGCTGGTAGCCCCGCCCCTGACCGACCCCACTTTGAAACGGCGTCACCACCAGACAGGCCGGGGCTTCGCCCATCTGTTCCGTGAGGGCCGCACGCCCGGCCGCAATCACGCCTTGCGCGGCGGCGCCCACCGGCCCCGGATTGGTACTGGTCATGCCGTCTAGGCCGCTCAGGCGCAACGCGGTGCTGGCCAGCTCGCCGCTGGCCAAGTCCTTGGCCGCGCTCAGTTGCTGCATCCAGCCGTTGGACTGCTCGGGCCAGCGCAGGGTCACAGGTGCCCAAGTCATGAAAGCGCCTCTCCCCAACGGATGGCCTCGACCGTCTCCAGCTCGCCGCTGGCCAACGCTTGGTCGAGCTGCTGTTTCAGCTCATTGCCGTACACCAGCAGCTTCATTTTGAATTGGTTGAAGTCCTCCCCCACCTGGCGCAACTGCTGCGCCGTGTGCAGGTGAAAGCCCTTCTCCCCCTGCGCATCACGGCAGGGATAGTGCATGTCGATGCCCAGCAAAATGGCGGCGTTCAGGTTCAATTGGTCGTCCCGCTGACTGTCGTAGTCAAAACGGGTACCGGTGGCATTTGAGCTGAATCCCGAGGTGATAGCGTCCTCGCAGCGCTGGTCAATGTCGCGGCGCGTGCGCAGGCTTTGCTGATGGGCATCCAGCCGATAAGGGCGGAACTCCAGCACGTTGTTGACGTAGTACGGCGCTTGCTCCTTGCGGTAGTTCAGCGAACCGTCATAGATCGTTTTCGCCACATCGATGGCGTCGTCCGGTATGGCATCGCCGTGCAGTGCCGATGAATAGCGGGTCAAGATGCGGCCGTCAGTGGCCAGCAGAAAGCAGAAACGGGCCATGGTTATTTCCCCAATGCCAGAAAGAAGGCTTGGCCCTCATGTGAAAAGGTGCCGCCCGCGTTCCAGAGGAAGCGCGAACTGTCCACAACCTGGTGCACCATGCCGAAGTTGTTGCCAAAACCGCCCTGCGTGCTGGACATGAGACTGACCAGCATGCCGAAGCACTCATTCGGGAACGGGGTCGGGAAGTACCGGTAATCGCTGCTGGAAATACACTCGCTGGTGGTCGCCCACTGCAATACCCACCCGCCCAGCCAGGTAGGGGCGGCAAAGTAACCATTGCGCCCGATCGACCAGGAGCAACCCCGGCGTAGTTTCTTCGGGGTGACGATGGTGCTGTCATCGTTTCCCGCATCGATCTGGGCGTCAGAAGCAATGCGCGCCACGCCCACTTCGGCGGTAGTGGCCAGCTTTGAGCTGTCGATGATTGTGGCTTGCCCTTTAAATACAATCGGGTTGGCCCCGGCCTCTGCACGTCGCACGATCAGTTGACCGGCCGCCCCCGCCATCACCACCGCAGGCAACCCGGTGTTGTGGCGCATCCATTTGGCGCCGTCCCAGTAGCAGTTTTGCGACAGGCTGGTCTCGCTGATAGAGCTTAAAAAACCGTACTGACCCGCGTGAATGTCCAGGCTGTCACCCGACAAGGGATTACGGTTTGGAATGGCATCGGTGATGCCGTAGTCCTTAAGCGTGGTGCCCTTGTCGGCCTTCTTATCTAGCTTTTTGTCGATGACAACCAAGTCTTTATTGATCTTACCCACGTTCACATTGGTCTTGTCGATCGCGTTATTGATGGGCACCAACAAGTCGTCCACCTGGTTGGCGCTGTAGGTATTGAGGCTGTCCATTAACGTGGCGTCATACGTCCAGACAATGGGATTGGCCCCGGCCGCTGCCTTGCGAATGATCGCCCGGCCATTGGTGACGGCAATGCAGGCGGCAGGCTTGCTGATGTCGTGACGCATCCAGCGGCCGTCCGCGTAATAGCAGTTCTGGCACAGGCTGGATTCGAGAATCGAACTCACAAAACCAAAGCTACCCGCGTGAATGTCCAGGCTGTTGTTAGGCAGCGGGTTAAGGTTCGGGATGGCATCGGTGATGCCATACCCCCCCAGCGTCGTGGCTTTGTCGGCTTTGGAGTCCACCACCAGATTGAGCGCCGTCAGCAAGCGATCGATCTCGACGATGCTGTACGTGTCGCCACTGTCGCGGATCGAGGCCGAAGACGTCCACACGATCGGGTTCTCACCTGCGCTCGCACGCTGCACCCGCAATCGACCACCGCCGCCCACCAACACCACAGCGGGCTTGGCCACGTCATGCCTTAGCCAGACCTTCCCGTTCCAGTAGCAGTTCTGGCACAGGTGGGTTTCGCTTTCAGCCGACACAAAAGCGAACTGCCCGCCGTGCAGATCCAGGCTGGTACCGGGCAACGGGTTGACGTTCTGAATGGCGTCGGTGATGCCGTAATCCTTCAGCGTCGTGCCCTTGTTGGCCTTTTTCAGCAGTTCGGATTCGACCCAACTGCGACCGGCGAAGTGCTTGACCAGCGCGTCGGTGATCGGCTCGGGCTTGCGCATGTCGGTGATGGTGTTGGAATTGGGAATGTCGGCCAGCGGCACCACGTAATGACGCACCCCAACGCTGTCGGTGTAGTCGGGCAACGAGGCGCCAAAGGTCACTTTCCAGCTGACCACGGCATCGCTCAACTGGCGTTCCAGGCACACATCCAGCCAGGCTTTGGTCGGCAGGTTGGCCGGGGCGACTGGCGTGGCTGCCGCTGACAGCACCCGCACGCCTTCGATGTAAGCAATACCGGGCTTGAGCTGGTACACCGCCCCGACTTTCTCCAACTGAAAACCGCCGTCAAAGAAGCACGCACGCCCGAACATATCGCGGTTACTCAGGCGCTCGCGCTCGTCGATGCTGTGCAGGCGCACAGTGAAGTCGTGCTGCCAGGTCTTGGCGTCGATGGTGATGCCGGTCAGCGCCTGGGCGCCGTCGAACACCACCAGAAAGTTGCGGGTGACGTTGTTGCCGATTTGCAGCGGCGGGATGTTGCGGCGCTTTTGCTGCACCGGCACGTACGCTACGGCCAACAACACGTTGTCGGCGGTTTCGAGGCCGATCCAGTTCCAGTCGAAGTCCCCGATGTCGCTGCCCATCATCAGGCTGTAAACCACTTGATTGGGGTTCACAAAGCCTTTTTGGGTCACGTCGTAAGTGGCCACGATCTGGCCCACGGGCGGCTTGGCCGCGCCACGGTTTACCGGGCCGTTCGGATCAAGGCCCGGCACGTTGGCCAGCACAAAGCGGCTGACGATCAGGGGTTGTTGTGCGCCGACTTTCTGCGCGATCAGGCTTTCACCTGCAAGGGTAATACTGGCACCCACGGGAGGCTCCTACAGGCTGGCAACCAGCGTTTGCTGGTCGTCGTTAAAGTCCACCGCGACGATGCGCAGCGATACAGGGGTGATGGTCACAAAGTCATAGCGGCGGCACGTGCGCCCGTACTGCTGGATCAAAACCCGCATCAGTTCCGGGTTTTGCGACAGCTGCGAATCGGAGAGGCGCAGCAGCACCACGTCCCAGTCCCGGTCGGGCAAACGCTCGTCGATCTCGACATAGCCCACGCCCAGGCGCTGCAAAATCCGTTTCAGCCCTGCGGTGCTGCCCGCGTCCACGGCGTTGATAAAGGCGAATTTGACCCGCAACCGGTACAGGCTTTCGGGTTCGTCCTTGAAGCGGCTGATGTCGCGCTGCCAGGCCAGCAGATCGAGCACGGTCAGGTGGCAGGTTTCAGCGTCCATTTGCAGCAGCGGCCACTGCAACCAGCCTTCGACCTTGTTCCACCAGGACTGACTGGCGGTCTTGAGCCTGTTCAGCTCCTTACCGTCGAGCCAGAACGGCAACTTGAGTTTGATCATGCGAGCGTCACCACCAGGCTGTTGATCCGGGGGATGCTCAGTTCTGAAACGATGTCGGCATTGTCAAAGTGCAGCGACTCGATGCCGGGGAACTGTTGGTGCAGCTCTTCGCCCAGTCGGCTGAAAGAAAAGCGCGACTGCAGATAGGTCAGGGTCGGCTGGTAGTCGGTGACCGTGCTTTCACGGAACGCTGCGCGCACGAACAACGCCACCTCATCGCGCAGGCTGTCGCGTTTGTCATTGCCGATCAGCGCGCGTGGCCACAGGGTCAGGCGGATGGCGTGTTGGGTTTCGGGCATCACCATCACCACCAGGTCATCGCCGTGGCCATGGTTACCCTGGTCACGGATGTGCGCGTTGATCTGCTCCAGGTACGTGGCCGCTGGCACGTCCGCATCGAACAGCACATAGGCGTTGGCACTGCCGGGGCCACGGGGTGCTCCGTGCAGAAAATACACCCCGTCCGGGCGCACGCCGGGGAACGCTGAGATCATCGCCCGGTACACCGCGTCGGTGTGCCACTGGTTGACCGCCGAGAACTGGTTGCGCACGCGCAAGCGCAGTTGCTCGTCGGGTTCAGGGTCGGCGCCGGGGGCGATCAACCAACCATCGGCGTTCACCACCTGGGCAATGCCCGCCAGTGGCACCGGCAAAATGGCGTAGTAACCGGGCGCCAGGTTGTAGCCGCTGCCCACTTCCTGCGCCTCCACAGGCACTTCCAGTTGCAGCAGGCCATCGGCAAAGGTCGCGGGAGTGGTGGTGACCAGTTGATAAATATGGCCATTGATCGCAGACGACTGCACCACGATGCCCGCAGGCAATTCCAGCGTGCCACCGGCTGCAATGCGGGTGAACAGGATCACGCCCTTGGCCTTGGTCGCGCCTTTGCGCTCGACGTTGACCGCCCAGGCCAGCATGTCCAACCAGGTGTCACCGGCCGTTTTGACAAAGAAATTCGGCAGCACGGTGTCACTGATAAAGCTGATGAGCCACATGACTGGCTTGGTCACCAGCGCGGTAATCAGCCGCCAGAACGGCGAATAGGCGCTGGTGTTGCTCAGCTTGCTGCCTTGGGTCGCCACCTCGCTTTCCCACGCCTTGCGCAACCCGGCCTCGGTGGTCGGGATCCCGGCATCTGTCAGCGCCTGTTTAAAATCCACGTCGCTCACAGGAACACCTCGATCGCGCCAAACTTCAAAGTTTTAGCCGTCACCAGGTACTTGCCGCTGTCGTAGGACTGAATCAACGCCGTGCCCGGCACCAGGCGCACATCGGCCTCCACCAGCAGCTCCAGTTGCTGGATGCAATCGCGCTGACGCAGACGGCTGCGCTCGGCCACCAACGTCACCAGCAAGCCGCTTTCGCGGATCATGTGCGCGATGTCCTGGGCAATACTGGCGCGGTCATCGATGAGCAACGGTTGGCGCGACGGATCCAGCGACAAATCGTTGTCCACAATCCGCAGGTCGATGTAGTCACTCATCCGCCCACCGCCATGCTCATCATGTTTTCAAGCTCCAATGGACTCATGGGTTTGGTGTTGGTGATGTTCAGGTTTTCCACGTGGGTGGCCTTGCTTTGGGTTTGGCTGTTGTTCTGAATGCTGCTCAACAGGCCGCCCTTAGGCACGGCGTTGGGCCGTGACGGGGACAGGCTGCTCAGCGAGCTGTTGAGGCGTTCCTGACTTTGCTCGGACTTGGCTTGCGGCGGTGCCGCCGTCACCAGTGCAGGGACTTGCAGCGGCGGTTGCAGTGCATCGACCTGCGGCATGGCTGGGGTGGCCAGCGCCCGAGGGCCGGGGATGTTGGGTTGCACGGGCACAGGTGCCGGTGCCATCACCAACGGCGGCGCTTGAGGCACGAGCCGCAACGGGCTTTCCATCTCCGGCAGCATGGCCGTGGGGTCTTTCGGCACGGGGGCCATGACCAGCGGCGGCGCCGGTTGGGCCTGCACCTGCGCCACCCCGATGTCCGGCATCTGCGGCGGTGCTGGCAGGTCGCCAAACGCGGCATCGATCTGCACGCCGGGGATTTTGTTCAGCATCTCGATCAGGCCATTAATCGCGCCTTTGAAGATGTTGATAATCCCGTCCCACGCGGCCTTAGCCATGCCCATCCAGCCGCCCATGGAACTGAACCAGTCACTCAAGCCCTGGAGCTGGTCACTGACCCACTTGAACGCCTCGCTGTTGAGTAGCGCGGTCGTCCACTCATCCCAGTAATAAACGGCAGCAGCCACGGCAGCGATCAACGCCACCACCCCGATCACGATCCACACGATGGGGTTGGCCAGCAGGGCCGCGTTAAGCAGCCAGATCGCGCCTTGCCACAGCAGCATGGCGCCGCGAACCAGCCATATCCAAGTAACCATGGCCATCATGCTCACCACTAACGTGGTGGCAATGGCCACGTGAATGAGGAACATGGCAATGCTGCGAAAGCCTGTCCAGGTGAGGATCTTCCAGACCGTCACCAAAGCCAGCCACACCATCTTGCTGATGCCCACCACCAGCGTGAGGGCCGACATCACGGCAGTGATAGTAAAGATGGCCAGCGTAGTAATCCCCACCACGCGGGTGATGTTAGGGAACAACTGCGACCAGCGCGTCAGGGTTTGCGCCACACCAGTGAGCTTGGCCATCAGCGGTTCAAGGATCGGGATCAAGCCTTGACCGAAGGCAATGCGCAGCGCCTGCACGGCCGAGCCGAACTGTTGCCACGGGTCAACCATCGCCCGCGCCATCTTGTCGGCGCTCTCCAGCCCGCGCACGTTGCCCAACTGCTCCATGCCGTTGCGCAAGCGTCCGGTGTCCTTGGCCAGAGCACCAATCACCCGCGCCCCTTCGCCGCCAAAGGCATCGGTCAAGGCCGTGCCAGCGGCCGCGGTGGTCAGGTCGCCCAACTTGCCTTGCAGCTTGTCCAGGATGTCGAGCATCGGCAGCAACTTGCCGTTCTGGTCGGTGAACTTCATGCCCAGTTTTTCCGACCCTGCGCCGATGTTTTCAAACAGCGCCTTGTACATGCCCCCGGCGTCGCCGCCTTCCATGGTGCTGCTCAGCGTGCCAATCACGGCGAACTGTTCGGCCAGATCGACACCGGCCGTGGTGGCGATCGCGCCGACTTCCTTGAACGCATCCTTGAGCTGGGCGCCGTCGGTGCGGAACAGCTGCACCGCCAACGCGGTCTGCCCGCCCATCTTCTCGACCCACTGGCTTTTGCCCATGGCATCGGCTTGATCTTTGAACAGGTTGTACATGGTGCCGACGTAGGCGCCCATGGTGTCGGCGTCGGTTTTGGTGGCCTTGGCCAACAGGTTGCTGGTGTTGGTGAAGGTGGCCAACTGGCTGCCGCTCAGCCCTTGAATGGCGCCATTGATGCTGTACGCCGAGGCCACAAAGTCACGGGCGTTTTCACCGTAGGCCACCGAGAATTCCAGCGATTTGCGGTTGAGCGCATTTAGCGCGTCTTCGGCCACGCCCAGTGAGCGGACTTCGCCCAGGGCGCGGTTCATTTCTAACGCAGGCTCCAAAGATTTATTGATCGCAACCCCCGCCCCCAACAAGCCACCCAAGCCAAGGCCCATGGTCTTGTTGTTGTTTTCTGCCTGCTTGGTCAAATCCGAAAAACCGGTTTTGACCTTGCCCAGGGGCGCGGTGATCTTGTCGGTCAGGCTCAAGATAAAGGCCAGGCGGGCGCTGCGATCTGCCATGTGTGGTTATCCGTTCAGGGCATGGGCAATGCCGTTAGCCACGGCATTGCCCATGCGTTTCCAATACTCGTCTTCCAACCACTTGGCCGTGCCCATCACCTCGGCGGTGGGTTCGGCGCCCGGTAGCCAGCGATTGGCCAGGGCCACTAACTGGCCCAAGCCGTTCTCACTCAGTCCTTCGGCGTGGTCGAGGGCTTTTTTACGATGATTTCAACGTCCGGGCCGTACTCTTCCAGCAGCGTGCCGGCCAGTTGCATCACCATCACCGGGTTGGCCAGCAGCGGTTTCAGGGAGGCGCGCTGTTCCTGCTTCACCGTGGTCACCAGCAGGTTGTTGGCCGGGGCCACTTTGTTGTTCTGGTTAACGGCGTTGAAGTACTTGGTCACGTCTTGAGGGGTCAGCTCAAAGGTGAATTCGCTGTTGCCAATTTCCAGTTCGATTTCGCGACGTTCAGTCATGGGGTGTTTTCCGTTCAGGTTTAAAAGTGGGTGGTTCGGGTTAGCGCAGGCAGATCCGGCGCACGTGGTCTTGCAGCCCCAGGATCATTTCTCGACTGAGGCCGAGTTGATCGCGGAGGGTGAAATAATCCGGTCGAGCGTCTGTTGCGAGTTCGGCGGCGCCTGCATCAGCCACGCTGCCGGAGCCGGTTTCGGTGGGCACAGCCGTTGGGCAGACGGCGTTGACGCGCAACCGCTGACGGCCAGCGTCAACAGCGCGGCGCAGCTCAGTGTTTGTAGAAAGTGCATGGTTCAGTGCCTCGGTTCGGGTGCGGTCAATGTCGTCACGGTCAGCCAGCATTTCGCCGCTGATCCGGGCTGCTTCGCGCAATCCAGTGACTTCGGTCTGAGCGCTGCCCAGCTCCCGCACAGCGTCGTTGCGCTCATCCAGAAGGCGATCGAACAGCAGGCACATCACCGCCCCGGCCAACAGCCACAACAGCGTTGAGCTGAGCGAATTCATAGCCCGGCCCTGCACAGCTTGGCTTCGGCCAACCGGCGCGCATGCAGGCCGGGCACGAAGATTTTTCGGCCCTGTGCATCGGTGACGTACGCCCACACCGGGGTTTTGCCATCCGCCGCCCACGCCAAGGCGTTGCAGCCCTCGGCAATCCGTCCGACGTTTATCAGGCCCACTGCGCGACTGGCGCAGGTGCTGGGCATGCCGACGTTGTGGCCATGACTGCTCAGGCCATCGAAAGGGTTCTGGCCGATACGTTGATTGGTCAGGCAGTCCGCCAAGGAAAGCTGCCCTTTCTCAATCACCAACTGTTCCACTTCGGCGCAGCGGGCTGGAGACCAGTAGTCACCCACCACCACGGGAAAAGGACTGGTGTAGCGAGTGATGCCCTTGCACACCGTGGGCAGGCCACGGGCCAGGGTGTCGGCATACACGACGTGCTGGCCTTCGCCTTCCCATTTCCCCAGAAAAGCGACCAACGAGGCGCTGGCCAGCGCAATGGCGCCGGTGGCGATCTTGTGGCGCAGGTTCATGGGAAAACCAGCCGAAGCAGAGCCGGGACAACCATCTGCAACACCGCGCCGACAATCGTCAGGATGGTCAGCAGTTTCGTTACCTTGGCGCCGATGTCCGTTACCGCTACGGTCAGTTTTTTTTGGCCAGCGTTAAGGCTCACCAATTGACCGGCCATGTGTTCAAACTGGCCCTCCAGCTTGGTCACACGGGTAGGCACGGTTTCATGCCGACTTGTCATTTCATTAAGCCGATGCTCAGTGACCGCCATTTTTTGCTCCAGCACCCCCAGACGCATAGGGTCAGTAACCTGTGCGGGAGCTGGTGGCGGTGCCGAAGGTGGGGTGGATGGCAAAGGATTGCTGCTCAACGCCGGGTTGATATTCATCTGCGGCTTCCTTTTTCGTAGATGGACTGGCACGGCACACACCGCAGGATCCCGCCGAGCGCCTGGCGTGCTGCGGGGATTGCGCCCTCACAGTCCAGGCACTCGCTACGGCTTGGCCCGATCGGGCGCACGCGGGCCAACTGGGCGGCAATCGCCTGATCGCGCTGACGTTGCTCCAGCGCCTGGGCGCGATCGAACGGGCACGACATCAGCTCAGCCCCTCGGTCTCGGACGCGGCCAGGTACGGCACGCCATTGATGCGGATAAAGTCCGGACTGGTGACGTCGAACGGCACCTTGTGTTTGGATTTCTCGCCACCTTTGGGGTCAATGCTCAGCAGGCTGGACACCTTCAACTTGCAGCCGAAGGCCTCGATGCGCATTTCTTCATCGCCGCTCTTGGCGAAAAACACGCTGTCGAAGGGCTTCAACTCGCGAAAACTGCCCGCCGTGCGCGCGGCATCCACCAGCAGGCCGAAGTTGTAGCTGTCCAGCTCAACCTCGCCGCTGGCTGACACGTCGCCGTCCACGTGGCCATCGGGCACGCCACGGGTTTGCGCCACGGCGCTGTTGTCGGTGATATCGAGGGTGCAGCTCTCCACATGAACCAGCAGATCGCCCAGGTTCACGTCAAAATTCTTGCCGCCAATGCGTGACATAGGGGGGTTACTCCGTGGCGTCGTTGGAAAGATCCAGGGCGATATTGGCCGTGATGTCTTTCGGGCAGTTGTGGGGTTTGAGCTTGATGTACGCCTCTACGGCGGTTTTGCTCTTCCAGACCAGCACGATGTCGCCGTCCTTGGGGGTCTGGATTTCACCGGGGAACACCTGGCCCGCAAACGTGACGGACTTGGCCATCGCACGCAGGGGCGCCATCAGCGCGTTGATGTTCACCGCCATGCTGTTGGGCGTGCTGTTGAGGCGGCGATCACCCACGCGACGGATCAACAGCGGGCGCACCTGACGCGCAGCCTTGTCGGCCAGACGCAAATGCTCGATCACCTGAAAGTCGCTGGCAGGGGTGTCCAGCAGGTTGCCGTCGCCCCAGTACACGCCCTCGTAGTCCGGGTAGGTCTGCGAGACCGAGAACCGCGCTTTATCCAGCTCGGCACGGATCGCGGACGGCAGCGGCACGCCTTCGGAGTCTTCCGGCACCGGGCCAAGGCCCAACACCGCACCGCTGGCCACGCGCATCGGCGTATCGGCAATGCTCACGGCGGCATTCGCCAAGCGACCGGCCAACACGCCCAAATCGTTGCCGTGCAACTGCGGCACCACCAACACACGCGGCGCGGCCAGACCGGCCGTGATGGCTTTCTGTTCGGTCAGGAACTGCGACCAGGGTTGCAATGCGGTAATGCCCGACGTGGCGGCCATCACGAACGAACGGCGGCCGTAGACGTTATTCAACGTCACCGCCGCATCGTTCATTTGCGACAGCTCGGCGCCGGTGGTGACCGGTTTGGTAATCACCACCGCTTCGACTGAAAAGCCTTTCTGCTGGGTCATTTCCAGCGCGTCCGACCACGCGCCGTCTGCGCCGATCGGCACGGCCACGCAGGCCCAGCGGTCGCCACCATTGAGGCGCGCAGCCGTGATCTGGGTTTTCAAATCACTGGCAGGAATGCCCAGCTCGTTATCCAGATCGCTGTCGGTGTTGAGGGCCAACACCTTGCCGATGTTTTTGGTACTGGGGCCAATGAAGAGGAAATAACGCTCGATCGCAGTCACTTCGCCCTGGCCCAGATTGAGATTGTTAACGCTGACTTTGCCGAGTGCCATGGGGTGCCTCGTTAGCGGGGTGAATTTAGGATTTGTTCAAAGACCTGGTTAACCAGTTCGCGGGTTTCATTACTGCTTTGCACGCCGAGGAACTGGCGTTTTGGCAGGGTGATGTCCCAGCTTTGTGCGCCCGAGGACTCGGTTCTTTCATCGTTCAAAATGCGGATCAACAGACCGGCCTTGGCGTAGTTCACGTGCTCTTGAATCCACGCCACAGACGGTTTGGTCAGGTTCTTTTTGCCTTTGACACGCACGCGAAAGCCCACCTGACGCAAGCGCTTGGCCTGTTTGTCCGTGCAGGCGACACCGGGCGGGACTTTGTTCCAGCGGCGCATCTGCGCGGCCGTGCGGCGTTCGCTGACGCCGTTGTGCTGCTGCGAGGCAACCCAACGCGTGAGGGCGTTTTTCCAGCCCAATTCGGCCTCGTCCGGGCTGACGCGGGTGACTTGCAGCAGCTTGGCCAACCCCGCTTCCATCTTCTTCTTGCCCTTGGCCGAACCCTTGCGCTCAGCGAACGGCGAGCCGTCGAGGTTCTTCTGCTCGCGCACGCGCTTGCGGCTCATCGAGCGCACGCGTTTGGTAACGTTGTTCAGGAGACGGCGGCGCAGTTGTGGGCGCAGCTCCATCAGGGCCAGTTGCGCGTCAACGTTGAGCAAGCCCCGGATATCGAGGTCGAGCGGACTAGCGGCCATCGCTGCCCACCTCGCCTTCTTCCGCGACCCATAGGTCAAACGGGATGAATGACCAGGTCTGCCCGAAAGCCTCGATTTCGCCGTCCGGGTCTTCGGCCAGGTACTGCGGCTCAACAAACTCCACGGTGATTTCGACGTCAGCCAGGTCGTTGTCCAGCATGTCGATGGCAAACGTGAGGGCTGGCAGTCCGTCGCGGTCGCGGTCGTTGCTCTCCAGCCAACTGCCGAGCAACGCCATCAGCCGTCCCGGCTCATCCGCAAAGCGCTCCAGCACAATGGCGGCGCTGTAACGCATGTCCGCGAAGCGAAGCCCCTTCACATCCGGCTTCCAGATCAACTCCAGACTGATCTGGTTGGCCCAGCTGTCGAGCTGCTCCGGCATGACCAGGCGGCGTTCGATTAAGTAGCTGGTTAGGGCTTGCAGCTTCTTCACGACAGAAACTCCCCGAGCACGCTTCTGCGGAAGCATTCGGCAGTCATGAGGTGGCGGCTTTCGCTGATGAAGTCGGACATGTCCAAAGCCCACAGGTGCCGTTCATGGCGGTTGCTGTTGGCTTCAACCAGTTGCATAAGCATGTCGTTGTCAGGGCCATCACGGCCGAGGACACGAAGGCGTGCTGCAGTGGTGGCGTAGTAGGCGCCCTCTCGGATGGCTGTTGACTTCAAAAAATCGAACTCGTCGTAGAACCATACGGCCAGATTCGGATCGATCTCGGGCGGCAGTCGCTGCCCATCAGAGATAACGGTCAGGCCCGAATAACGCTGGCTCAGTTCGCTTGCGAAACGTCGGTTATGAACTACAAAGACCACTGACTTGCCAGCCTCGACCAGTGCGCACGCCATCTTGGCTAAGCGGGTCGTCTTGCCTGTCTGACGTGGCGAAATTTCCAGGTACGCGATTGTCACTGGCTGGCTCATAGCAACACCGCCGTGATGCGACCACGGCCTTGCAGCGAGCGCACGGCCTGTTGGCTGAAAGACAGGAAGGTTTCGGCGCGCTCTGGGGCTTCCTTGCCGGTATTTTCCGCGCTCTCGCGACGGGTCACGGTGGCGAACTGGGTCAACAGGCTGGCTTTGGCGCGTGCATACACGGCGCGCTTGTACGTCGCTACGTGAAAAGCACGCTCGGGCAGCACCATAGGGTCAGCAGATTCCACACAGACAACGCCTACGGATTGCCACCTGGACTTGCAGCGCGCCAAATCGGTATTGACCTCGACCATGGCAGTGGTCAGATCCGCGGCCAGCATGTCGCCCAAGTACTCACCCGGCAGGCGATAGCCTTTCTGGAACTCGCCTACAGACAAGTCCGGCCAGAAGCCGTCGTTGTCGATTTGCTGTTCCACCAATGTGGTGGGTTTGCCTGAAAAGCTCATTGCCGGGCGCTCAAATAGGGCGGGAGAACTGTTTCAGGGAGGCAGGCCATAAATGGCTCACTCTCATCCACAGTTTCCCGCTGGGGGGGTAGTCGGTTATTCGGGGGCCGGTGCGGCCTGTTGCTTCGCCAACGCCTTACGGCACTTGGAGATGCGGGTTTCATTCCCGGCTTTGGGGTACAGCTCGGTCGAGCGCTCAAGGTGCTTGAGTGCGGTGCTCAACTCCCCTGCTTCCATGGCGCGCATGCCGATCAACTTGTGGTATTTGCTCGGGATCTGTTCCGTCAGTTCCCACTCGCCATCCACCAACGGCAGCATGTTGCTCAAGTAGGGTTCAGGGCTGCGCTCGGCGTTGTACTCAGCAAAGGCCCAGTCGATCATCGCGTCCGCGACAAAGGTCTGGATGTCGCGACGCTTGAAGCGCTCCGGCATCACTTGGCCCTGCTCGATCGCAAAGTCCGCCAGTTCCAAACCGTCTTCGAACTGCTCGGTGTCAAACAGCCAGACCATCACCTGCACCAGGACACGGTTTGGAAAGCTCAGACCCGATGCGCAGTAGCGCTGCACATAGTCCTGGTACTTGGGCAGCAGCTCGTCGCGCTTGAGCGATTGCTTGCTGGCCAGATTTTTCAGGTCGCTCAGGCGCAGCAGATCCTGATCCAAAGCCGCTTCCTGCAACATCAGGTGCTTGCGGGCGTTGGCCGGGCTACTCAAGGCATCAGCGGGCGAGTACGCCACAGGAGCGCCCGCTGCCTTAACCACCGCTGCGGTTCCCTGTGCCAAGGTGCGGCGCTTGTGCGCCAGGGCGAGACTCACGCGACCACCAACTCAACGTTTTCAGTCAGTGCGATCTTTTCCATTTGCTCGATCACATAACCTTCGTTGCGGCTGTTGTAGTCCTCGACACGGGAGCGTTTCGGGTTGTCGACCGTCTGCTTGCGCCAACTGGTGTCCTGGAAGTAAATCGACAGGTTGTCCCAACTGGTGACCAGCACCGCATTGACCGGGAAGTTCGGCACGCTGAACGCGGGCAGACCGCCGTAGGTGGCAATGACTTGGGCGTTTTCGATGCGCTCTTTTTCGGTCGGGGTATCGCCCTGTTTGGTGTACAGCTTGGCTTTGTCAGCGGCCAACAGGTCAGTACCGATGATTGCCACCAGGTCGCCGTCTTCGCGCAGGATTTCGTCAACCATTTGCTTGGTGTCATGCACCAAGGCGTCAAGGTTGGCGTAGTCGCCACCGGCACCGAGTGTCACCTTGCCCGGTGTTGCACCCTCTTTGAGCACTTGCTGCGGCGCTTGCTCGCGCAACTGCTGGAGCCAGCCCTTGTTCACGTCCTGCAGTTTCGGGTTGGCCTCCAGATCAGTCTGAATGGCCGCGATCGTGCCGTGAAAACCAATCACGATCCGGTCTTGGGCAATGCGTTTTTGCACGGCGGCGGAGTAGCGGTCTTGGAAGTCGGGAAACTTCGCCCAGGCGTCGATCTTGGCGTATGGCAGGCCCACGTCAGATTGGGTATCCACCAGCTCATACGTGGTGTTTTCCAGCGCCGACGCATCCTTGGCCTGACGGTCAGTGGTTTTGGTGTTGGTGCGGCCAGTGACCGGGCCATTTACACCAATAAACACCTTCTCGCCCTTGATCTCGCTGACCGGGACGATGTTGATGCGTTCCAGAAAGTCCGCTTTGGCCGTGATGGCATCGTTCAGCTCTTGAGCGACCGACGGATCCACGCTGAACATCTTGCTGGCACGTTCGACGCCGTATGTTTCAGCGATAGCGTCCTGCAACTCGGCGTAATGCTTGGCGCCCTTGGCGCTCAGTTGTGCCATGTCAGAGCACCTTCTTCTTGGCAGTCACTACAGGGCCGGAATGGCGTGGCAACTGGCGACCGGTCGCGGTGTTCTGCAAGGTGGAGAACTGCTTTTGCAGACTGTTCAACGCAGCCAGTACCGCCTTGTTCGACGAATTACCCTTGCGACGAAATTCACGCTCTTCTTCGGCAGTGGTGACGATCTCATCCACAGCAGCGCTGACATCATCGATCGGCTCTTGATCGGGCTCGGGCGCGTCTGCGGCGGCAGGCTCGATCACGGCCTGAATGCCAGCGGCGACAACCATCAATTGTTCAAGCAAGGCTTTGAGGGCCGTTGCAGTGGCTTCATCCATTGGGGGTTTGCTCTCTGTTTGAGGTGAGGTGGTATCGGCAGGTAAGACGTCGGCGGAAAAGCGCTTGAAAAAACCGGTCAGGGCATTGATCAGCCCTGTTTCAGAAGTGGTTTGCATGTCGTCCTGCGGGCGGCCAAGTTCAACCGCGCCCGTGAAATACGTGCGCTGGCTGGTCTTGTTCGAAAAGTAGAGTTCTTGGGTGCCGGTACTGGCGGGCTCGTCCGTGACGGCCATTCCGGTCATATAGGCTTTGCCTTTACCCCGGAAATTCGGGTAGATCTCGATGCTGCTAAACAGCTTCTGACCTTGATCGTTCAGGGCCAGCAGGCGGTCGTTTGGCTTGAGTTGAGCCTCCAGCGCGACTTGGCCGGGCTCCAGGTCCTCGCCCTCTTCGATCAGGCGGACGGCAAACACGGTGCCGAAGCAGCCTTGCCAGCGTTCGTGTTCACACCAGATCACAGCGGTGTAAAACGACGGCTTGTAGGTCTCAGCGATATCACGCAGTTCCTGGGGAAGGATCTCGCGACCATCAGTGGTCGGGCCGCTGGTGGCGACACGTTTCCAGTACGAGACAAGGGAACGGGGCATGGTGGTTAACTGCGCTCAATCGGTTGAATGAGCCGCCAAGATAGGGAGCGATTCAGCCCGAAACAAACGCTTCACTTGCGCGTTTCTCCTATATTCGACTTTTAGGATAATCGCGGAAATTATCCCCACGTTTTCAGCGTTTTCGCCGCATAGACTTCGGCGCATGTACTACTCGACCGAAGTTAAAGAAGCCGCCAAACGCCTGTTTCTACGCCGCTGCAAGGCCAAGGAAATTCAGGCCCAACTCAACCTGCCCAACATCCGGATCGTTTATTACTGGATCCGTCAGGGCGGCTGGGAAGACATGCTGTCGGATGAAGAACCTCTGACCGCCGTGGGACGCCGAATCACTCTGCTACTGGACAAGACTGGCAGCCTGTCCAAGGACGATTTGAACGAGCTGGACCGGCTAACCACCGTTCGGGAGCGGCTGTTAAAACAGGCGGCTAAACCGGCATCAGCTCCGATCGGTGACGGTGCCGAAGCGCCGCCTGAAAGCCGCCAAGGCTCGCGGAGTGAACGATCGAGCCGTGGAGACAGCAGCGGCAAGAAGCGCGAGAAAAAGGCCAAAAACGACATCAGCGGCCTGACGGAAGTGGACTTCCTGGATAAGTTCATCTCCAAGATGTACCGCTATCAGCAAGAACTGTTTGCGGCCAAACAGAACCCGCTGACGCGCCGGGTGCGCAACATCCTGAAAAGCCGTCAGGTCGGGTTGACCTATTACTTCGCCGGTGAGGCTTTCATGGACGCCGTGCTCAGCGGCGACAACCAGGTGTTTCTGTCGGCCAGCCGATCGCAGTCGGAGATTTTCCGCAGCTACATCATTCAGTTTGCCCAGCAGTGGTTTGGCATCGAGCTGACCGGCAACCCGATTACCTTGAGCAACGGCGCCGAACTGCGCTTTCTCAGCACCAACAGCAGCACCGCGCAGGGCTATCACGGTCACGTCTACGTCGACGAATACTTCTGGATCCGCGACTTCGAAAAACTCAGCACTGTGGCCAGTGCCATGGGCACCCACAAGAAGTGGCGCAAAACCTACTTCTCAACGCCCAGCGCGGTGTCGCACCAGGCGTACCCGTTTTGGTCCGGGGAAGAGTTTCGCAACAGCAAACGCGGCAAAAAAGCCGGTGGCACGTGGCCGGTCGAGACGGCGTACACGCAGGGCGCTTTGTGTCCGGATGGTCAATGGCGCAAGACCATCACCATTCAGGACGCAATCGACGGCGGGTGCGACTTGTTCGACATGGAACAGCTGCAACTGGAGTACGACGAAGACAAGTTCCAGCAACTGTTTTATTGCAAGTTCATCGACAGCACGCAAAGCGCGTTTGGTCTCAAGGACCTGGAGCGCTGCTATTCCGACCTGACGTTGTGGGAAGACTACACGCCCGACGACGAACGCCCCTTCGGCAACAGCCCGGTGTGGTTGGGGTACGACCCGAGCCGCACCCGCGACGATGCGACGTGCGTGGTTATTGCACCGCCACTGGAGCCCGGGGCGAAGTTTCGCATCCTCGAAAAACACAGTTGGCGGGGCCAGTCATTCAAGTACCAGGCCGAGCAAGTCAAAAAGCTCACCGAGCGATTCAACGTCCAGCACATCGGCATCGACACCACAGGCATTGGCTACGGCGTGTTTGACCTAGTGCGCGACTTCTACCCTCGGGCAACGTCGATTCACTACAGCCTGGAGACCAAAAACACCCTGGTGCTTAAGGCACAGGACACGATTCAGGGGAGCCGTATCGAGTGGGATGCGGGATGGACCGACGTCGCCCAGGCATTCCTGACCATCAAGCGCGGCACCACCGGCAGCGGCCAAGTTACTTACAGCGCATCGCGTACCGACGCCACCGGCCACGCCGACATCGCTTGGGCAATCATGCACGCCCTCGCCAACGAACCCTTGAATACGAACAAGCGGCGCCGGAGCCGCTACATCACGAGCGGAACCCATGTCCAAAGCACGACGCAAACAGCACCAGGTCACTCAGCAGCCACGCCAACATCAGCCCATGCGCGCGTTCACGTTCGGGGAACCGGAACAGGTATTGAGCGGCAACATCGGGGAGTACGTGGGGGTGTTTCCCAGCGACGACGGCGACATCTACAAGCCCCCGGTGTCGCGCACAGGGCTGGCCAAGCTGTTGCGCGCCAACGCGCACCACGGCGCCATACCGAAGTTCAAACGCAACCTGCTGCTGCGTGAGTTCATCCCCTCTGCGGGGTGCAGCGCCCGCACCATGGGCTGCGCGGGACTCGACTACATGGTGTTTGGGGACGCGTTTCTGTATTGCGACACCAACACCTTCGGTGAAGTCCTGGAGCTCAAACACCTGCCTGCGATCAACATGCGGGTAAAAGTCGACGGGGGTTACCGCATGCTCCTGCCCGACGGCAAATTCATGGACTTTGAGCCCGATGAAGTCGTCCACGTCATGGACTACGACGTGGAACAAACCATCTACGGCATCCCCGACTACCTTGGCGGCATGCAGGCGCTGTTGCTCAACGAAGCCGCGACCCTGTTCCGCCGCCGCTACTACAGCAACGGCGCCCACGCGGGCTACATCTTCTACACCAACGACCCCGACCTGACCGAAGAAGACGAAACCAACCTGCGCGAACAAATCAGTGCCAGCAAAGGCGTGGGTAACTTCCGTTCAATGTTCGTCAACATCCCCAACGGCAAAGAGAACGCCATCCAGATCATCCCGGTGGGCGACTTTCAGGCCAAAGACGAACTAGAAAAGGTCAAGAACATCACCCGCAACGACGTCATCGCGGCTTGGCGAATGAACCCAGCACTGGCAGGCATCATCCCGGAAAACAGCGGCGGCTTTGGCGATATTGAAAAGATCGATCGGGTTTACACCAGCAACGAGATACGGCCCATCTGCCAGTTGTTTAACCAAGTCAACGATGTGTTGAGGGGGGATCGATGGATTGGGTGGCGGGAGGAACACAAAAAAGGCGATTCGACCGAAAAAATTACCCAAAATGAATAATTTAGTTAGGTTCGTGGCAAAATATTAGCTCTTGATATTCCTGGGGAGGGATCAATGCGAGTTTACTGTAAAGAGTGCCGAAGCAAAGGAAGGATTACTTCCAGCGATCAATTGGATCCTACATTTGTGAAGCTTTATTGTCAGTGCAATTCAGCGACCTGTGGCCATACTTGGGTCGCGAATTTAACCTTTTCCCATACACTGAGCCCTTCAGCACAAGTCGTAGACAGCCTTATCTTTGACCGAGTACGGGACATGACACGCGCAGAACAACAAGACCTGTTTGAAAAGCTTCGTTGTGGTGCTTGATCAAGCCTGCTGCTTAATGTCATTCAGCATGGCCGTTATTTCGGATAGCTGCTGGGCCATGTCTTTCAGACGTTTCTTTTCTTCAGCAGCGCTTTGTATATCCCGCTGACCGCTCTCATCCAGTGATCGAAACAACGACAATATGGCCTCTTCCTTTGGGCTACTTACTGTCGGTGAAAGTGGACCGTCTGCAGCTGTGCGAGACATGGCTCCCTCCCCCGTTAGCAACCAATCCAGCGCGATACCTTTGCTCTCGGCAACGCTGACACACAATGGGTAAGGCACAGAATCACGATTTCGCCAATTCCCTAGCGTTGCACGGGGCGTACCTACCACATCACAGAGCTGAGAATCGTTTTTAACGCCAAAGACCAAATGGAGACGATCCAGTACTGCGCCCGCACTTTTATTACCCAATTTGAAGAATCTCCTGTTGACTTACCCATAATGGGTTACTAGGATTACACGCAATGGGTACATCTTAACCAACCGGGAACACTTCAACCATGAGCAACGCAATGGAAAAGCGCCTGATTCAGGCACGCCTTATAGAGAAGGGAAGTAATTTCCGAAAATTTGCTATCAGTCACGGGTATGAACCTCGGACTGTCACTCAAGTTATCCAACGCTGGGCAGGACATTCAAACCTTCCAAGCGGAAGACTTTCGTTTCGTATTCTCAAAGATTTATCAGCATTTATTGGCCAAGAAGTCCTTCCTGGAATTCTTCAGCCAGACCCCGAACGCGCTATGTATTCAGAACAGTAAAGCTGATAAACAAAAGGTAGAAGCAGAACATGAGCAGGAAATTTCTTACCACGCGACGCCAAGTGACAAGTGCCATTATTTGCGCTTATCCCGGTGGGCGTGAATGCGCGGCTGGCCGCATCGGTTTGGAACTAAAGAAGTTCGATAACCATGCTTATGAAAATAACGGCAGTCGACCTCTGACCGATGCGCAACTGCACCAGTTAGAACTGACTGCTGGCACTACCCACTTACCAGAGTATGTGGCGGCGATGTATGGCGGGATGTTTGTCCCCGTTGCTGATCCAGATTCACTCGACAACGTGGAGCTTTACACCATGTGCGTACAGACAGCAGCCAAGCGCGGGACGGTGGATCACATCATCGCTCAGGCGCTGGAAGACGGCGTAATAGACCAAACCGAAGCAGACGCCATCCTGAAGGCTGAAAGCCTGCATATGGCTGCACGACACGCCGAAGTGCTGGCAGTTATCCAGTTACATGCAAACCGCTCTGCACCACGAACCACCCCGCTCGCCCCATAGCACCACCCTCCCACTAAACCGCCTGCCCCTATGCCCTGTGGGTTTGGGTGAACTGCGCCCGAAATAGAGGTTTCACCATGGGAAACGCCGTAATTGTCACCACAAGAATGTCCTCAGCGCATGCCGAAGCGCTGTTGGCAGCCATGCGTGCGCAGTACCTGATGAGCCTGAATGAGCATTGGTATGCCGATGAATACCGCTATGTCCCGAAAGACGCACGCCACAAATCGATCCTGGAGAAATCCCCTGTGATGGCCGCCCAAAAACACTTGATGGCCGCCTTATCCCTCAGCCTTAAGTCAGTGAAGTAACCATGAGAGAAGATTTGCGCCACGACGTAATACAGCGGATTGAGTCCGAATTCGGACTCAAGCATCGCTCTCCCACAAATTATATGCGGGGTGGAACCTGTCCCAAGTGCAACAAAAAAGAGCTATACACCCGCTTCGACAGTCCGTGGCAACTCATCTGTGGCCGGCAGGAAAAGTGTGGCCACACGGTGCACGTCAAAGAGATTTACGACGACCTCTTTGAGGATTGGAGCAAGCGCGTACCTGCGACTGAAAACGCACCAACAGCAACTGCACGTGCCTATCTTGAGTTCGCCCGCGGCTTTGATATTTCAATGATCGCCGGTTGGTTCACGCAGGAAACTTATTACTCCACTCAGCATGAAGCAGGTAGCGCCACAGTTCGCTTTGCCCTTGAAAAAGGTGGGTACTGGGAGCGACTGATAGACAGGCCAGCACGCTTCGGCAAAATGAAAGCTCGATTCAAACCGGGCGAGTCATACAAAGGCGTTTGGTGGTGCCCACCCTGCGTGGACGTCCTAGAAGCAAAAGAGTTATGGATCGTCGAAGGCATATTCGACGCGATCGCATTGGCTCATCACAACATTGCAGCTGTATCCGCAATGTCTTCGAATGCCTTCCCAGCCGACTCGCTGCAAGCGCTCGCAGCCGCACGACCGGGCAATTTACCCAAGCTTGTGTGGGCACTTGATAACGAACCAGGCGCGCATGCCTACACCAAGCGCTGGGTTCGGATGGCTCGCGAGTTGGGCTTTAGCTGTGAAGCTGCGCAAATCCAACAGCGGGATAACAAAAAGTCTGACTGGAATGATCTACACCAACGTTGGCAGTTTCTCGATGAGGGTGAGAAACGTGATGTTCAGGTAGACAAAGACCTGACGATTGCTCGCCATAATGGCGCCCTTTTAATTGCTGAAAGCGCCACCGAGAAAGCTTTGGTGATGTTCGACTGGAAGCGTCGGAGCGAATTTCACCTGGAGTTCGGCAATCGTTTGTACTGGTTCAAGCTAGATCTTGAGAAGTACAACAAAGCGATTCAGGAGCTGGAAGACAGCGAACACCACGACGATCAGCAGCTGAATAACAAACAGATGCGGGCCAAGGCAATGCAGCAATGCGGCGCGTTACAACGCATTGCTACCTGCAACCCGAAGGCACTGTATTACCAAGAGAACAAGCTAACCGACGAGTCCTGGTATTACTTCCGGATCACGTTCGCTCACGACGCGGCGCCGATAAAAAACACCTTTACCAGCTCACAAATCGCATCCTCAGCAGAGTTTAAAAAGCGTCTGCTTGGCATTGCCCCTGGCGGCATGTTCACCGGCACCACTCAACAGTTGGATGCGTTCATTGAAGAACAGACCGACGCGCTCAAGACCGTGCAAACCATCGACTTCACTGGCTACACCCGTGAACACGGCGCGTACATCTACGGAGACGTGGCAGTACGCGATGGAAAAGTGTTCAAACTGAACGAAGAAGATTTCTTCGATATGGATCGGTTGAGCATCAAGACCCTGAGCCAGTCGGTCATTCTCAACCTGAACACGGACTTGGAGAAGTTCGACACAGAATGGCTGGACATCATCTGGCAGTGCTTCGGTGCCAAAGGTTTGGTCGCACTCGCGTTCTGGTTCGGGTCACTGTTTGCTGAACAGATCCGCCAGCACCAGAAAAGCTACCCCTTCATGGAAATCATCGGTGAGCCAGGCGCAGGCAAGTCCACGCTGATCGAGTTCCTGTGGAAAATGTGTGGCCGTATCGACTATGAGGGCTTTGACCCAACCAAAGGCACGCCAGTTGCTCGGGCGCGGAACTTCGCCCAGGTCGGCAACCTGCCGGTTGTACTCATCGAGTCAGAGCGGGAAAAGACGGACGGCAGCCAGACCAAGCAATACGACTGGGACGAACTCAAGACCGCCTATAACGGCCGGAGCGTTCGCTCTACTGGCGTAAAAAACAACGGTAACGATACCCGTGAACCCCCTTTCCGAGGGGCGGTTGTTATCGGCCAGAACCATGCGGTGAATGCATCCGAACCCATCCTGCAACGACTGGTGCATATCGCCATGACGAAGGAAGGTCAGACGCCACAAACCAAATTATTGGTGGAAAAGTTAGAGCGCATGCCGGTCGACCGCGTGAGCGGGTTCCTTATCAAATCAACGATGAAAGAAAGCATCGTGATGCAGACCGTCCGTGAGCAAGTGCCAGTCTACGAACAAAAGCTGCTGGCCCTGCCGGAGATACGCACCGTCCGGATCGCAAAAAACCACGCTCAGTTACACGCTTTGATAGACGCCCTGGTTCACGTTATTCCATTGAAAAAGCATCAGATAGACGCGGCCCATAGCGAGATCCAGAGCATGGCCAAAGAACGTCAGTTGGCGATCAACGCCGATCACCCGATCGTTGTCGAGTTCTGGGAACTGTACGAGTACCTGAACAGTGCTGCGGGCGGACTCAACCATTCCCGCAATGACGGCCTAATTGCTGTGAACCTCAACGACTTCGCCAAGGAAGCCGCAGAGAAGCGCCAAAAAGTGCCGGATCTGACAGAACTGAAACGCCACCTTAAAACAAGCAAGTGTCCCAAGTTCATAGAGACGAACAGAAATGTTTGCTCGGCATGGGATGTCGACGCCGCTAACAAAGCGAAAACCGTTCGGTGCTGGATGTTTCAGACAGCCTGAAACCACCCTCCCCAACTTCTGCCGCCCCGGACGGTAGGGAAAAAGTTATGGCAAATCAAAGACCAGCTCAAATTGCACGAATCCTCCCGCGGTTTATTCGCGCCGGTGAGGCATACGGCTATCTCGGCATGTGCCGGGACGAATTCAATAAAACCGTTCGGCCACACGTACGGGAATTCCCGATCGGAAAACAGGGTGTTGGCTTCGACCGATTGGAGCTTGAAGCTTGGGCCGACGCCTACGTTCAGGCCACGGCAATTGAAAAAGGAGCGAATCAGGACAACAATCGGCCCCGCAGCGAGCGCCAAGGCGGATCCAAAGGAGATACGCAATGGCACAAAAAGCAATCACTGGGCTCCAGCAAATGCCGAGCGGCATCTGGAAGATCGACAAGAAATACCGAGGTGAACGAATTCAAGAAAGCACTGGCACTCGTGACCGCGCCGAAGCGGAGCAGTACCTGATTTATTTATTGGAACAGCGCCGACAGGAGAAGGTGTACGGGGTCAGGAAGGTGAGAACGTGGCGGGAAGCGGCGACTCGCTTCCTGCTAGAGGTAAAGGATCAGGCCTCGATCCATATTTCGGCAACGTACATGGCACAGCTGGATCCGTTCATTGGGGACATGCCAATCACACATATTGATGATGATGCCTTGGCTCCTTACATCAGCTCCAAGCTGAAGCCGATGACGGGCAAGCCAGTGACTAATCGGACAGTGAACATCGCTCTTCAGCGAGTGATCCGGGTTTTGAATCTGTGCGCGCGCAAATGGCGTGATGACGAGCGCAGACCATGGCTCGATGTTGTGCCGATGATCTCACTGCTGGATGAGAAGACGAACTGCCGCAAGCCCTACCCGCTTTCTTGGGAAGAGCAATCGATCTTGTTCGCTGAGCTGCCGGCACACCTGCAGACCATGGCCATGTTCAAGGTCAACACGGGGTGTCGCGAGCAGGAGGTTTGCAAGCTTCAATGGGATTGGGAAATCGCGGTACCGGAGCTGGATACTACGGTGTTTTTGATTCCGGCCGGGTTCGGCGGACGAAGCGCAAGGTCTGGTGTGAAGAACCGGGACGAACGTCTGGTGATTCTCAACACGGTGGCCAAGTCAGTTATTGAGAAGCAGCGCGGCCAGCACAAGTTGTACGTCTTCCCTTTCGGCAAGCCAGACGGCGACGGGGACGAAACGATGGTTCACCGCATGAACGACTCAGCCTGGAAGAAGGCTAGGGTCAGGGCGGCGAAGAAATGGCAGGAGAAGTATTTGCGGCCGGCACATGATGGTTTCGTCCGGATCCGCATTCACGACCTGAAGCACACCTTTGGCAGAAGGTTGCGTGCAGCAGGCGTGACTGAGGAGGATCGTAAAGCTTTGCTCGGCCATAAGAACGGCAGTATCACCAGTCACTACTCAGCGGCAGAGCTGGACCAACTGATTGAGGCTGCAAACAAGGTATCAGTAACCGACTCACGCGCACCAGCGCTGACGATCCTGAAGAGGAGGCAGGGATAGCAGGAAAACCCAAGGTCACTCGAAAAGTCACTAGGGTAGAAATGAAAAAGCCACCCATTGGGTGGCTAAGTCATTGAATAATATGGTCGGGACGGAGTGATTCGAACACTCGACCCCTAGCACCCCATAAAGGTGAATTATAATCCAGCAACGTCCTGCAAGATCCAAGATTCCCCCATAACACTCTGAAAATATTGATTTTACCCGCTACCACTGTCCATTAGCATCCGCTAACATCCCCCTAAAGCCCATCTCAATTCACTACCAATTCACTACCAAGAGCAAGCGCATGGCCAACATTACAGATAAGGCAATGAAGGCCAAACCTGGCCAAACTCATAAATGGATGAGTGAAGTCGCGATTTGGGGCCATGGATCACTTCTGGCCCGCATCACGCCATCGGGTGACCGCCTTTTCTACTTCCAATACACCAACGAAACAGGCAAGAGATACGCTCTTCCAATCGGAACCTATGGTGCCGGGGATGATTCCGCAACAATGACTCTTTCGGATGCACGACAGAGAGCAATGGAATTGGCCAGTCTTCATAAAACAGGCATCAAAAACATCCGTGAGCACCTTGAGTCCGAAGAAACTGCACGTATCGCTGCCCGCAACGCCGAGCTAGCACGGTTAGACGCGGCGAGAGCCTCTGCAGAAACCGAGCTAGCCCGCCAGGCCTCCCGCAAAAGCGTTGCCGAGCTGTTTGAACACTGGGCCAGGGTCGATTTGATCAATCGAAAAGATGGCGGCGCAGAAGTGCGTCGAATGTTTGAAAAAGACGTATTGCCCTTTCTAGGCCAATACGCTGTAGCGGACGTGAAAAAAGGCCACATCACAGAAGTGACAGACACCATGCTTGCCAGAGGCGTCAACCGCGCTGCGAAAATAGCCTTCTCCTTGATGCGCCAGATGTTCAGATTCGCAGTAGACCGTGACCTCATAGAGCACGATCCCAGCGCCAGTATCCGAAAAGCAAAAATTGGCGGTAAAGACGTCGAACGCGACCGCGTATTGACTGATGATGAAATTCGTAGCCTTGCGAAGAAAGCCCCAGAGGCGGGGCTTCTAATGACGACAGAAGCTGCAATCTGGATTGCACTTTCCACCTGCTGCCGCATCGGTGAGCTACTAAATAGTCGTTGGGAGCATGTGGATCTCAAGCAGCGCACTTGGCTAATTCCCGCTGAGCACAGCAAGAATGGCAAGCCGCATAAAGTTTTCCTGTCAAACTTCGCTGTAAGTCAGTTCGAACGGGTTCAGAACATCAATAGCAAGTCGGCTTGGTGCTACCCAAATACCGATAACAGCGGTCCAGTCAACTCCAAGACCGTAACCAAACAGCTGGGTGACCGTCAGCGCCAGCCTGAGCAAGGAACAATGAGCCGACGCAGTGCTAAAGCTCAAAACCTGCTGCTTCCTGGTGGTAAATGGACTCCTCACGACCTTCGTCGCACAGGCGCAACGCTAATGACTGCACTGGGAGTGATACCTGAAGTGGCTGAGCGCTGCCTGAATCACACCGAAGACAATAAGGTGAAGCGGATCTACCAGCGACACAGCTATACAGCCGAAATGACTGCCGCATGGAGCCTACTAGGCGAACACCTTGAGCTACTTGCTAACCCAAGGGTTACAGGCATAAATCCACCAACAGCTTAA